AGACTCGTCGCCTGTTGCAATCTTTGTAATGCCGCCGTTTGTAGTATAGGTAGCCATATCTCTTTACCTTTACGCTGCTATTTCAGTCCAAGTTGTGCCCGGTTCTGGCCCCTCTTCAGTCCAAGTATCTCCTCCAGAAGGAGACACAGGCGTCCAAGACGTACCCGGAGTTGGAACAATGTTACCATAAACTAGCACAGAACCAACCGTTGCGCTAGCACTAAGCCCCGTGACGTTTAAAATCGAGTTGCCTTTAGGCTCAACCGTCCCAACTCCAGAGGTCATTATCATGCCAATGTTGTTAACAGGAACTCTTTGGAAGGTGCGTAGCTCAACAGGATTTACAAGTCCTGTTGCCGCAATTCCCGTAACTTCGACATTTGGAGCATCACCAATTATGGTCGGGGCCGTCACCCCGCCAACCGCTTCAACACCTACAGCGTTTACATCAACGCCTGTGCCTTCGATTATCGTGACACTGCCGACACTTCCCGAGACCTCAAGTCCCGTCGCCGGAGCGTAGGCGTTAATAACAACCGTTACGCCGTTTACGGAAGCCGTGCCAAGCAGAGACGCCGTAAGTGTGACCGTGATTCCCGTGCCTTCGACAACCGTTACAGAATCAACAAACCCCGTGGCTTCTAGCCCCGTAGTCGGAATATTCTGCTCAGTACGAAGCGTGACTGTGCCAACACCTCCAGAGCCCGATAGTCCCACAACCGTTACACTGTTGTTGCCTTTTGCGATAACCGAACCAACGGCACTAACAGAGCCAAGGCCCGTAACCGAAACCGAGACATTCTCGCGAATAACCGCAACACCAACTTGGCCCTGCATAGCGTCAATCGTAGATTGCTCGCCGCCCCAAGATGTAACGCCAAACCCTAACTCACCCCACCCGTCAAGAGTATGGCCCACGCGGACAGGAACTGCTTCATTCCAAGCAGCCTCTCCCCATTCGCCACGACTCCAACCAGTGATGTTCGCCATAGGGTTGCCCCTTACGCGATACGGATAAGAGCGTTAGTCGCGTCAGCCGTTGGGAACACAATCTGAAAGTCACCAGCGGTAGAAGACTTGTCGGAACCAAAGTCCAGAACAACAACCGAATCCGTTGTACCTGAGCCTGCACCCGTTGTGGTATTGTAAATCAACGCACCACGCGCAGTGATTGTAGCTGATGTAAACGTCAGGTCCGCAAAGTCTGTAAACGCTGTGGTTCCAGAAGTTGTCGGAGTTACATTGCTCAATGTGCCACCACCCGCAGCATACGAACCTGAGTCTCCGACTTCATTAGTCGCAGTGTAGTCCGTCGTCGCTGCCGTAAAAGAAGCGTTGTTATCATACAAAGCTAGCTTAAACGTGTCGCCGGATGAGTTTGTAAAGTTGTGACTACCAGTAAGCAATTCCTGCTTAAAAGAAGTACACATATAGTTTCCTGTAAAGGCCATGGTTATAGTCTCCTTATGAGTTCAGCCAGTTCGGGGTGTCCCGCATCCTTGAGTGCATTATACACAGTTGTGCGGTCGCTGCGAATAGCCTGCCGCATATAATATGCAACAAGCGTTTCGACGTGCTTTGAAAAAGCACGAGCTTGGTCTCGTATCCCTGGATGGGCAGTATCGGAAACCGAAATAATTTTATCAACACACTGCTCCGCCAACTCGTCAGGAGTAAAGCCCCGGTTGTCCGTGGTCTTCACCCCAATAACAGGTGCGTCCTTGTTAATGTCTACTTTGAACTCAAACATTACTGTTTTGCCCTTATAGTTTTGCCAGTGCGGTATTCATCTGTGGTCTCTTTAGCTTCGCCCAGCATCTTAATGCCAACCAAGGCTTCTTGGAACCGTCCGGCGTACATACCCATAACGTCCTGCTCACCCTTCATGTAAATGTAGGCCTCGATCAAAGATCCGTATAACATCGCCATTTCAGCATTTATACTTAGCCAAGTTGTTCCACCCTCGGCCCCTGCAGTCAAACTGAGTGGACGATAGAAATAATGAAGCTCTGCAGTGTAATTTACTCCAACCGCCGGAGCATTCGGCGTTGGTGCTAATAGAAAGTTTTCTACATCAAACACTCCGTAATAACGTGGGGCACCCGTTGTCGTATCGTCTGGAGTATAGGTCTGCAAGAAACTAGGGTCTTTAAACTCAACGAAAAACTTGTCCGCATCTGGGCCCCGCAAGCTCAAAGAAAACGGCGCAAGAAAATCTGAAGGCACCGCCAAATAGGGGTTGCCTGCTGTAGTCGAAGCTGTGGAGTTCTTTCGAAACAAGCTGAGTTGTACATTCTTCAAGATCCTCTCTTCCGCCTGCCTAATAAACAAAGGAAGGTTTGTAACGAAAGATGTCTCGTCGTTCTCTGTATAATCTTGAATAGCCTGTTTAAGCTGCGCGTATGTAAAACTCATGTTGTCACCACCGTTACTGTTCCAACTGAGCCTTGAGCAACCAAGTTGTCAGGAGGACTAAGCCCTGGAATATACGCAAAGCCCACAGGGTTCCAGCCCCACTGCACTGCACGTTGCTCGCTAAGACCCGTCTCTGGGCGAGGGTCCCGTAATGCCTGCGGGTCTGGGTATGCTTTGGGTGGGTATAGCTGCGGGTGCTTGGGCTCGAACTCGTCCGGACCAACTTTAGCTCCGGTCCACTCCACCTTCATCTCACTAAGACGGTAACGGCGACCTGACCGATCAGATATTCCCCAAGCATTTTTGCCACTAGCATATGCCATTACACCCTCAAGTAACTCAAACTAGGCTGCAACTTCAAAGGAGTCCGACCTTGGTCCTCGTCCGCCGCACGTTGGAACTCTTCTTCATACACCGTCTTCAGCAACTGAACACGCTCCGGCGCACGTTTCATCGCCATGTAATAGGCAAGACCTGCCACCATGCAAGGGAAAAACCGGAAAGGCATATCCGTTGTGTCAACTAAGGAATCTGCATCCTCGATCCTACGAACATAATAATAGATCAACTGATCCGTAGAGTTCTCCGGAACCGCCCAAAGATTAATTACAGGATCAACCTGACGGTTCAACCAGTACTGGCTGGTACGGCCCTGAGTCGTCTTGTTCGGAAGAGTTGCATACTCGCCACGGCTGATCCGCTCAACCTCAAAGTCTGTGCCATCTCGACGTACTACAACATCCAGAAGATCTACCACATCGTCCAGCAAAGTCTCCTGAGCTTGACCCTGAGTAAGAGTGATCGTGCCCTGCTTAACTGTCCAAAGGTTAAGTCCCCGGTTCGCCCACTCCGCAAACATCAAGTTCAAGGACCTACGGGCAGTGCGAGCATCATAGCCCGTGCGGACCTCTAGCCCACACCGCTCATACGCTTCTTCAATAACCTCGCCTACATCGAGGTTGAAATCCCTTGAACCTGAAGTTGCCATCAGCTGTTTCCTTTAAACGATCCGCCACGGCCAGCCATTACGCATCCGCCAGCATTGTAACCTTTGACCTTGCCACCGTACTTGTAGCCTTTTTTAATCATGCCGCCGCCCATGTAACCGTTTAGCATGCCGCCATTCTTCTTCTCAATAACGCCGCGACCAATCAGAACATCCTTCTTAGTCACTTTGCCGTCGCCACTTAGATCCTTCATATCATATTTCCTCCAAGTTTCAAAACACTCTTACCAAGCCGCCATCAGCTTTCCAGTTGATGCGCTTAGAAGATTTCTTCTTTTTCGCCGCGGACGTACACTGCGCCATGGTAGGTCGGCAAGCAGGATAGCCTTTACGTTTCTCACCCTTCTGGCGTCCGCAAGGTTTGCCTGTTTTACAGTCAACCCAGCCCTTCCCGTCATTCTGGGAAAACCATTTACGCAGTGAGTTCTCTTTCTTAGCCATCAGTAATTGTTCGTCTCTTTACGACGCCCCTCTATTACTCCGCCGCAGCCATAAGCAATGTATCCGCCGTCTTTCATCTTTTTCTTCACAGGGCGCTTGCGCTTCTTAGAAGATTCGCCCCAGTTGTCGGCTCCCACCTTTCGGCATTTGGCTACCGCTCCGCTTGCGTATGCGCTGGGCCACACCTTGTACCGAGCTTTGACCTTCTTGGCGCAGGCGTCGAGCTTTTTCTTTTTCTCGGCCATCAGTTGACCTCTCTGGCGGCTTGGATATTTGGAACGGCATCTGCCCACGGCCTATCATAACGTGCCTTTCTTGTTGTCAATTCATCAACAGCTTCGACTAAGTGATCTAGCTTTACATTTATCACTTCAGTTCTTTTGTCTACGGCGATCAAAGTAGAAACCATCCACACGATCCCAGCAGTGCAAAGTGTGACCGCGCCGCCCCAGAAAATAAGCTGTACGTTCTTATCCATTTTTCTACCACATCTTACACGACCAGTAACGGGCCGATAGTTTATCTAACTTCTTCGTATCACATCCATGACGCGCTCGGAAAGACTTCCTACGCTTGGGGTCTGACTTCTTGATAGTCATGTTGGCATCGCCAAAACGAATGATCTTTTCCTTACCGTCCTTACAAGCCTTCACAACAGACTTCTTGCCGCCAGAGATCTGGCGCTTGGGCTTGTTGCATTTCATCTTTGACTTGTCGATCTTAGCCATAACTACTCCACAATTACTGATATAGTGGTGTTAGCAGGGATCGAAGCATACACACCTTTTTTAGCTAGTATACCATCCCCAGGAAGAAATATTTCATTCATGCCTTGAGAAGTTTCATCGACTCTAAGTAAAACCTTTCCAGACGCTTCTGAAGCGTTGTCGTAAAGTACGACGTGCCCTGTGGCTCCTGATTCATAGGTTAAAAGCACACCTTGTACCCGGCAGCGCCGTTGAACCAACGCTGCCGAAGTCTGTGAGTAAAAGGATGTGACTTCACTCCCGACCATCTCGCCACCTACGACAAGATAATCGTAAGCTGATTTGCCGAGCCCGTAAACGCATCAATATAAACGCCTGCCGTGGCAATGATGCCGTCGTCAGGGATGTTCATAACATGATGCCCCGTGGGGAACGTCTGCGTCAACAAAACGGTGCCGTTGGTGTCCCCGTTCTTAATTGTGAATGCGCCTGCCGCAGCAGCGTAAATTACAACCTGACGGAGACGAGAACGAGTAGGCCCAACAATCGCAGCCGTTGTGCCTTGAACCCAATTATATGCGGTTACTGGACCTGCCATTTAAATGCTCCTATTAGCTAAGTGCTGCGCCTACAGCAGTAACCCAAGCAGCGCCTGTATTAATAACAATGCAGTATTCGTTGTTGCCCGCGCCATTGTCGCTAACCATATAAGCTGTGCCAACGGCAACATCGCCGAATGCAGGGAGGTTAGCAGTGGTAACTACTGGGATTTGGAAACCGTTGTTGGAACGAACGGGTCCGGAAAAAGTTGATAAAGCCATGTGGTTCTCCTGTCGTGGCTAGTGTCAGCCGCACCGTGCGACTGTCAGGGATGCCTAAACAATACAGAAGAATAAAACAAAAAGAAAGGGGCAACCGAAGTTGCCCCCAAGATACAAGCTGTATCTATTCTTAGGCTGCGCCTGGTGAACCAAACACCGCACGAGGATCGCTAAAGCCGAAGCTATAACGCTCACGCGCTTTAAAGCGCATGTTACCTGTGTCGAAGTCAGATTCCATGTTGGTGGACATTGGAGTCCGCTCAAAGTGGACAAAACCACGAGGTGCGTCTGTCTTGATAAAGAACGCATCTGGATCTGTAAGGAAGTCGTTGACGGCATAGCCTTCAGGCAACATTCCCATAGAACGGATTGCGTTTGTATCGTTGTCCGCTGTACCAACACGCAAGTTGGAAACCATCAAACGCTCTGCAACGAATTGCAGCTGACGTGGGAGGATCAACTTCATGCCGCGAAGGGCAACTTTAAGACCACGCTCGTCAACAAAACCTGCGATGTTGATCAAAGCATCTTCAAGAGATGTTTCGTTCAAATCCGCAGCTACTGCTGGTTCGTTGGCAAACGTACCACCGGAAGTAAGTGGGTGGTTAGTTGCACACAAAGCAACTCCGTCACCGCCAGCAGATGCGCCAGCCGTAAAGGCATTGTTAAGAACTGCAGCAGCCTTAACTTGCTTTGAGTGTGCCATTGAACGAGCCAACGCACGAGTGTAACGCGAACCAAGACGATCATAGAGATTGTCTTCGATAGCTTCCTCAGTGATTGAGAAGGCCAGCGCCACTGTTTCGTGGTTGTAACGAGCAGTGTATGCTTCGTTAGCGTCGTCAAAGTTAATTGCACCACCTTCCGATTTGGTCGGTGCTGCGCCGAAACCAGACAACATAACTTCTTCTTCGAATGCTCGATCAGAAGACTCTGTTGTAAAGATCTCTGCGTGTTGGTTTTCGTACCGGGAGTACTCCATACCAAACAGCGCGTTGAGGCCTGGTTCTAGCTCTTTCGCTAGTTGTGCGCGTGAAATAGCCATTTGTTAGACCTCCTTAAACGCCAGTGTTCGCTACTGTACCAGCAACAATAGCACCGTTTCCGGAGTTAAAGCTGTTGTTCAGTCGAACGATTACGGGAATACCAGCCGCTGTGTAGTCTTGGTTTTCAGGATCGTCCTGAATACCGACAATGCGCAACTGAAGCGCAGCGGTGGTGGCGATTGTGCTGACACCCAACGTCGCAGAAGAAATACCAGTGGAAGAAACGCCACTTGTACCCGCTGCAAAGTTCGCATTAGCAAACACATGACCGCGAGCAGTAGCTTCGCTTGTAAGCGATGCACTGGATGCGATTACGAATGTTTGATTTGGGTTGTCATAGACAAAGGCTTTGATGGGATGGTTAGAATCCGCACCAGAACCCGGCCAAGAGTTTGAGAAAATCTTTTCACCAGTAGTAGACGAAACGTATTCACATCCCCAGAAAACACCGAGAAGACCTACAGTGCCCCCTGCAGCCGCGCCAACAATGTCAATAAAGCCAGTTGAAAGCGGGATAACAGGAGAACCTTGATAGATCGCGTTAGAGTTTCCGGAAGCGATACGATATTCGGTTGTACCAGTGGTGTTTGCGCCAGAACCCTGGACGCCTACCGGACGTAGTCCGAATGCACCGTTAGTATTTGCCATCGTAGCAATCCTTTTTCAATTACTCGGAGTCGCGACCGCGACCACCGAAAGTTACACGACTTTGCCGATTGTTCTGAATCGGCATTGAAGGATGTTGTTCCTTCATCAGGTCCTGATCTACAGCAGTCATCTGTTCGCGGGTTCTGCCCCCGTAATATGCAGTTCGTTCTGCTACTGTTTCTTCAGGTATACGGCACAACATCAGTCCGCCTTGTCCGATAATGCCCTCATATCGACCATCGTCAATAGTAGGAGCTTCGTAGTTGGGGTACTCGTCCTTACGAACTGGTTCCCAACCTTCACGCAACTTAGCGTTTACGTTCATCTTGTCTTCTTCGCCGCGCATTGCGACTCGAATCCATCGATGCACGAACCCATCAGGTGCGGGTGGTGCGGAAAGGTGACTGGGCGGTGCCCATGGTTTTCTGCGCGTTTCTGTATCGCGGGTTGCGCTCTCGCGCGGTTTTCTGTCAGCCATGTTATTACTCCTTCACATACTTGGCGTATTCTTCAAGAGGTACGCCTAGCTTCTTAGCAATCGCTACTTGTGAATGCGTCAGCTTGACCGACCTGCGCCCCTGTTT